TGGGATACAGACGAGTTTCACTTCAAGCGTTGGGATTGGATCATGAAAGAAATGATCTGGGCGTTTGGTGAACTTGCTCGAGATCGCGACCCAAACTTCTGCATCAAGAAAGGCAAATACAAGTGGGTGCAGAAAGAAGGTGAAGACTTTAGTGAAAGAGTGACTCTTGTTGAACCAGTTTATGATATGGAAAAGATGAAAGCATATCATGCTCGAAAGAAGAATGCCTTTCGTTTGTTTGGAAAATACTATGAAAATCTTTGGGACTAATAATGATAAGAACCCTAGACTATGTTTCTTTGCGGAACAAATTTAGAAACGCAGAACCATTCAGTCACGTAGTGATTGATAATTTTTTTACTGACGAAACTGCTGCAGCCATTGCCAATAGTTTTCCAGCACATGATGATTCTGCATGGACTGTGTCATATGACAATCCTGTAGAAAAGAAAAAAGCCTGTTCACATTGGGATAAATTCCCAGCACCAATTTACTCTGCGCTATTTTATCTCTGTAGCCAAGAGTTTGCAAGTATTATAAGTCAGATTACTCTTTCTTCAATTGTTATCCCAGACTATGGATTACATGGTGGTGGGATGCATTCACACAATCGTGGCGGTAAATTAAACGTCCATAAAGACTATTCTCTACATCCTAAACTTCCCCTGATGAGGAATTATAATCTCATCATTTACATGACACCAGATTGGGATGCTTTATGGGGCGGTGGTCTAGAATTTTGGAGCCATGATGAAGAAACGCAACAACCAAAAGAATGTGTAACAAAAATTGAAAACAAATTTAATCGTGCAGTCTTGTTTGACACCACACAAAACTCTTGGCATGGATTACCAGAGGAACTTACATGCCCAGAAAATGTTGCTCGAAGAAGTTTAGCAACTTACTATCTGAGTTATGTGAACAGCAAGGCTGAATCTAGAAAGCGTGCATTGTATGCGCCATACAAAGATCAAAAGAATGATCCTACTGTCAATGAATTTTGTAAAAAAAGAAGTGGTCTATGAAAGTTTCTATCATCACAGCAACAGTTGGTAAACCGCAACTTGCAAATTGTATTGAGTCTGTTCGCAATCAAACATATAAGAACATTGAGCATATTGTAGTTGTTGATGGGAAAGAGCATTGGAACAATGCAGACGAAATCTTAACTGCCCTTGAATTTCCTGTATATGGTCCTCAAGAACATTTGATTGTTCTTCCGTATCCAACAGGGAAAGACAGATTCAATGGACATCGAATCTATGGAGCGTTTACATATCTCGCAAATGGAGATTTTGTGTTCTGGTTGGATGATGACAATTCAATTGAACCAAATCATATTGAAAGTCTTGTTACGCTTGTGACAGAAAACAAGTTGGATTGGGCATATTCTCTCAGAAAGATTGTTGATGATAATGATAATGTCATCTGTAATGATGACTGCGAAAGTCTTGGCAAATGGAACTCAGTCCTCAACGATCATTTCGTTGATGTAAATTGTTTCTTTCTACGAAAGGATATTGCTGTTTCTGTTTCTCCAATTTGGAATCGTAAAGCAAGAGAACCAGGAGTGATGGAGGTCGATCGTGCACTGACAGCAGTTCTAATGCACGAAAAAAACAATCTAAAGTTTGACACCAACAATGATTATACGGTAAGATACAGAGTCGGTAGCACTGATATTTCTGTCAAGAAAGAATTTTTTCTTGAGGGTAACAAGATAATGGCAGAATTTTATAAAGGAAAACTCCCATGGAAAAAATAAATGCATGCATCGTTTCGGTGTCAATGCCAAATATCAATCGCAAAACGGTTGAGTTGCAACGAGAGGTTGTACAAAAATTTAATCCACAAAACTATCCACACTATCAATTCTTCGTTGGCATGGATGTTAAGCATGGAGTATTCCTCGATTATTTCTGGGGCATGAATGGAATCAAAGCAGGTGTCTTGCGAGATAAAAATGTTGAGAAAAAGTTAGACCATAACGTTGTCATTATTCTAGATACTGATTGCATTCCATTGAGCAATCATGCATTTGAATACTACGCAAAAATCGCATCAGAAAGTAAGTTGATTGGCAATGCGCAGCGTACAAATCATTTACAAAATAATCAACATGTATTTGCTGCGCCTTCTGCTTCTGCAATTAGCAGACAAACGTATTCTAGAATTGGAGCACCTTCAGCCCTTGAGACAGAACGATCAGATGTTCTAGAAGAATACACTTGGGCTGCAGAAGCAAATGGCATCGATGTGTTTAAGATTTTGCCATTGAGATATGACGCACCACCGCAGCGTTATGAATGGGAAAAGGACCAGCCTCCATATTGGAATCTTGCAGACGGAATGCCAAAGTATGGAATGGGCACAACATATGGTGATGAAAATGGCGATTTGTTCTGGCACAATTTTCAAATTCGAATGCCAGGACAAGAAGAACGTTTCTGGAACAAATGCGAAGAAGTCTTAGTGAGAGGTATGTATGAAGATCGCAGTATTAAGCACTGATACAGAACATTATCTGCTGCAGTGGTGGTTTCCTCATACCGTCAAGAAATTTGATTTCGGTGTTGTTGTAGACTTTGGTTGGGGTGAAAAGTCTGATAACACGTATGAGTTATACAAGAAATATGCTCCGCATTGGAGATATTATAAGATCACTCAAACAGAAGTCAGCAATTTTCTCTGGGATGTAGTCCTCTCTAAGATTGAAAAAGATCTACTAGAAGAATTTCCTGACAGTTGGATTACAACTCTAAATGCAACTGAGTTTCTAGTTGGTAATTTAGATTATTTGAATGAATTTAAAAATCCAAAGCAAGTGCTGATCCCTTGTCATTTGATGAATGACTTACCAGAGCACGAAGGTATGGAGCCAGATCTTAATGTTCCAATGTTAGAACAGCGTCATCACGGAGTTCATTACAAAAATGATTTCCCTCATCCGCACCATGGAACAAGTATTGGATTATTTAATGAGACAAAACCAGAAAAGGTTATTTTGAATACAAGATGGATGAGAAGTATACACAACTATCCAGTTGACTATTTGGCAACTTCTGTTTATAGTGTTGGTCGTCACTTTTGGGATATGGGTAAGGTTACAGACAAACTTGCGATTTGTCATCTGAATTTATCACCATTGACAAAGACTTTTGTAAATCGAAAGACACAGATCAAGCGAAGACTGACCAAATCTGATCTAAGTATGGATCGCGGTATACACCATAACAATGCAACGCCAGAAACAATTATGGCTGCTAAAAGATTTTATGATCAACTAACAGTTGATCTGAGTGATGAAATTGCACAATTGGAGAAAACTGATGGCTAATCGTAGTGATTTTTTTAATGCTAAACTTCCTCGCCACTTTAAGCGAATGCTTGCAATGGCAGAAACAAATGGGTGGGTGAAAGATGAACATGAGCGAGGCAGACTCAAAAAGAGTTTCATCACTGCTCATGCAAATCACGTTGGATTTAAGTTGAAGCGCAATGCAGTTGAAAGTTCTAACGATGAATAGTCTCTCTGAACTCAAAGACTTTTTTGTCAACAATCAAATACAAATTAAAAGTTTTGATGGTTGGCAATTGAAAGTCGGCAAAGATCTTTGGACTATGCATGATGGTGTCTACTATAGAAATAATCTTCCGCAAAGTCTAAAAGATAAAACCCTATTTGATTCATATAAAAAGGTAACAGATAATGTCAAACATCAAAGCACTCAAACTCGTAAATGGCGAGTAATTAATTGTAGAAATCGAAGAGGATAGTGAAGATCAGATTACGTTCACAAATCCTGTTGCTTGCGTTCTCCAACGTGGTAAAGATGGCACACCAGTTCTTGGTTTCATGCCATGGATGCAAGCAAGCAATCCTCCATTTACAATCAAGAAAAATCATATTCTTGTTATCGCAGAGGTTGCCACTGAGGTGAGAAACGGATATAATCAGATCTTCGGAGCAGGAATTGTAGTCCCTCCAAAGCAATTGATTACGGGGTAACATGTCCGATTTCTATACAAACATCTCGGTAGCAGGTAAGTATATCCTCTATCGAGGTGTTGAGAATGACAAAAGGGTCCGACGAAAGATTGAATTTCGTCCGACCTTTTTCCTTTTGTCTCAAGACAAGTCAGAATACAAAACATTGGATGGGCAAGATGTAAAGCCAATTCAACCTGGCACTATTCCAGAGTGTCGAGAATTTCTAGAGAGGTATAAAAGTGTCGATAATTTCCCTGTTTTTGGCAATAATCGCTATGAGTATGCTTATATTGCCGATAGTTATCCTGATGATATTCTTTGGGATATTAACAAAATTACTATCGCTTATCTCGACATTGAAGTTGGATCAGAAAATGGATTCCCTGAACCAAGAGCAGCCAACGAATCAATCACAGCCATCACTATCAAACTCAAGGGTAATTATTTTGTGTTTGGTGTCGGCGATTATAGCAAGCATCGTGACGACGTGCACTATGCAAAGTGTCGAGATGAGTCAGACCTTATACGAAGATTCATTGATTTCTGGTCAAGATTCCATCCAGATGTAGTATCAGGCTGGAACGTCAAGTTCTTCGATGTCCCATACCTTGTAAATCGTATTACAAAAATCCTTGGAGAGGATGAAGCAAAGAAACTCTCTCCGTGGAATCGTCTATCATCACGAGAAGCATTTGTGATGAATCGTGAGCATCAAGTCTATGAACTTGATGGTGTAGCAACTCTTGATTACATTGAATTGTATCGCAAGTTTACATACTCACAACAAGAATCTTATCGTCTTGATCATATTGCTCACGTTGAATTGGGTGAGCGTAAGATGGATTACTCAGAGTATGAGACTCTACATGAGTTGTACAAACAAGATTATCAGAAATTCATTGAGTATAATATTCGAGACGTTGAACTTGTTGAGAAACTCGAAGACAAGATGAAGTTGATTGAGTTGGCATTGACTCTTGCATATGACAACAAGGTCAACTACGACGATGTGTTCACGCAGGTGCGCATGTGGGATGCGATTGTTTACAACTATCTTCTTAAAAAGAAAGTTGTAATTCCGCAGATGTCTCATGGCGTCAAGAGTTCTCAGTACGAAGGCGCATATGTCAAGGATCCGATCCTTGGAATGCATCAGTGGGTTGCGTCGTTTGACTTGAACAGTCTGTATCCACACTTGATCATGCAGTACAACATCTCAATGGAAACTCTTGTTGAGCCAAAGAATTATAACTCAGCAATGAGAAACTTCTTGAGCAATAACAAAATCAATGTTGAGTCGTTGCTTCATCAGCAAGTTGATACAAGTCCATTGAAAGGCTCTGGTGTAACATTGACACCAAATAGCCAGTTGTTCCTAACGAATGAGCAGGGTGTGCTTCCTGAGATTATGGACACCATGTACAAAGATCGCACACGATATAAGAAATTGGCAATTGAAGCCAAAAAGAAAATTGAAACAGTCCTTGAAGATAAGAATCAAGTTCAGTATCTTGAGAAGCAGGTTGCGCGATACAATAATCTTCAGTTGGCAAAGAAAGTTACACTAAACTCTGCTTACGGTGCGCTGGGCAATCAATACTTCCG